AGTTTTATCCGCCGTGATCTAGATCCACTCTACCAAGGACAATATGATATACAGGTAGTACCTAATATTATACATATCGGATGGGGACGGGGAGTGGGATATACCTCAGGCGAAGAAACATTTGATGATGCCATCACAGATATCAGTGCCACAAAAATAAGAAAAGAATTAGGACTAAATTAATTCTAACAACAATTCTATCTTGGTCTTGATAGTTTTATTTGTTAGGCTGGTCCTAACACCTTGATGCAATGGTCTTGGCCAAGAATTTAAATCACACCAAGCATAACCGGCGTGTTCTTCATTTAGGGTAGGAACAAATTCTTTTTCGATTATAATGACATAGGTATTATATTTGAACTGTTGATCGTTGCTGGTAAACAATTCAAGTGGGACTATCTTTTTAATAGCAGGAGTTTTTCCAACCTCTTCTGATATTTCTCTTTTAAGAGTATCATAAGGCGTGCTATCGCTGGGTTCTTTCTTACCACCTACAAGTCCCCATGTTCCTGCTGTCTTGCCCTGTGTACGTAACAAGAACATGAATCGTTTTGTATCTTTAGCTAAGAACAACCCGCCACTACAAACTATTTCAATCAAAGTATTAATCGCCAATTTTCTTTATCGTATACACCTTCGTAGGATTTAGACCATTGTGTTCCGTCCCACTTGTATTGTATGCTGGTGTATGAATTAGTTATGTAAGTTGTTGCGGTAGTATTGCGAGAATCGAATAATGCGACCCATTGTGTGCCATTGTACTCTATTATATCATTGGCATAAGCTACAAAACTAGTACCGGTTGAGCTTCTCCAAGCATCGGCCCTCCAGGTATCGTCTGTGCTGGCTGGCAGGATATAGTTGTTTATATCTTCTAGTATTAGATATCGTGTTCCTGACGCAGGAGTTACTGGATTAAACGTTTGCGGATTTATGATCGCGTCAACGGACCCTCGGCCGCTAATTATAGTATTGGTAGGAATAGTGTCAGCATCTATGTTCATCATCATAGATTGTTCGTCTGTGGGATTTAGACTGATATAGGCCACTACTTCGTTACCATCCGGTTTGGTTAATCTTAATTGACTAAGTCCTGCAATAAATTGTCCTGGATATAAATCTAATAAACTCTTCCAGTTTCCTTTGTTCTTAGGATTGTTGATATCTAACCCCGATTCTATATCATTGGTCCTGGTTGGTAATAGTATAGCAACATGATTAAGAACCAATAGATCAAAATTACCTGGACTGACAACAACTTTCTCTCTAGTGACCTGTCCTCTAAGTAATCCTGCTATTCCTTCTTCTGTAGTAGGAAACGGTCCTGGAATATCTGTAAAGATTCCTGTGATAATTTTAGTAATGATACCTAATTGTTTTACTTTGGCGGGTGGTGTTATCCATATAGGTGCGGTGAATGTCATATTACAAATACTGATATCACTTTCTAATCCCTGTGGTACTGTCCTAGTTTCAAATTGTTGGCTCGCTAGCTCTAAGGAAGTTAGGCTAGTCCAATCAAGGAAATTATCAGTAGTTTGTAGTTCTAATGCTGGATTGAATAATATTACTATCTGTTCCCACAGTTGCAATTTTTGTTCTGTATTGGTAGTCCATATGTCTGCCGCAAAAGTGGCAGTATAGGGACTGGGCATTATACGTTCCACTGTATAATTTGCGCCTTGTGTGTTTAAATATTCATTTCCATTAGCGTCATAAGCACGTTCTCTTATTTGTACTTTGCTGACATAGGTGGGATCCTGCATCATGTCTCTATTAAATTGAAGATCTTTGATATAGCAAGCGATGAACGGAGCACTCTGTATCACATTTTCACTATTCTTGCTTAGGATAGCAGCGGTCTGCCTACTCATATCACCGTAACGAACAGGTACCTGTGTGAGGTTTCCCTTAGCATCCTTGTAGCTAAAGTTACTCATTATCCTCATAAATTGTGTCAAGTATCTGCGTACTTGTCCGTCATAAAAATGATCAGCCATTAATTATCTGCCTGTGGTTTAAGAGCCTTACTCAAGGCCTGTTTTTCTTTGACTACCGTACCAGCGATAGTGGCTGTATTGGCATTATTAACAAAGCTGGTCTTCTGTGTTTGTCTAACAGATTTACCTGCATTGAGTTTGCCAGCCGCTACATCCTCAGAACCAAAGTTGTCTAAAGTCATTTGTACATTATCTTCAAATTTAATCCAACTAGTCCCATCATATCTAAACAATCTGTTTGGTAAGAAATCCGTTCGTAAATGGAATTGTCCCCTAACAGGCCCGCTAGGAAATGTGATACCAAAACTATAAGGACTACCGTTGGGAGGTACAGCATCATCAGTTAGATAACCTACATATATGTTCTTATCAGGACTACGTAATACTACACTAGTATCCATTGCTGCACTATCAGTACTAGCATCACCGTCAGTGATAGTGGTATCAACCAAATCAATGGTGCCATCTTCTTTAGTAGGAATGACATAAAATCCTTTGGTGTCATACCCGCTGGTAGGACTATCTGCTTCAGCTTGAGCAATAACGCTTTGATTGATTTCTATACTCTTGTTGTAGACACTGATAATATCACGTAGAGATTTATTACCATCTCCTGACGGAGCATCGAGTATTTCTTTAAATTCTTGGCTGTCTATTAATGGCTGACATTTGGCTCTTAACAAATGGGGATACCATGTTTGACTGAATCCCGTAGCAGCACGAGTAACATCGGTTATTACATAGTATCTTCTTAATGCTACCATACTGTCATCTAACGCATATTCATCTTTAAGATGAGGAAGTTCTAGGACATCTCCGCTCATTAGTTTTCTACCTAAACAATTAAAGGTAGAACTTAGATGAAACGTGATCATTAAGTTATCATTTTGTAGAAACAGACCAAATTGACTTAGATTAAAATCTATGTCAGCCATAGTATATATTCCGCGCATCTGATATATATCAGAATCGTAATGCCTGTCGCGATTTTCCATAAAAAGCACATCTTGTATACCTAATTCAGCTATGGGATTAGTGTTTATAGGTATGCTAGGACTGCTTGCGCCGTCCGCTGGATTAACAGGTCCGAGGTATTTGTGTACAAAAATATCAGTCCCTCCGACTTGGAATTCTTCATTTATGATACGATCTAGAAATCTAAAATCGTTACCTTTTTCTGGCTTGTAAAGTGATAGGCGTGGCATAGTCGTGTATTTATAGGTAAATAACTGTATGAACGAAACTGATCAAATACGCCAAGATGTGACAGAATACATACGCACCTTGCTAGGTGACGGAATGATCGACGTAGAGCTCGATGCCAAGCATTACAATATCGCTATCGACCGTGCTCTAGCAAAATATCGACAAAGAAGCAGCAATTCAGTCGAAGAAAGTTTTGCTTTTTTAACATTCGAAATCGATCAAAACGAATACATACTGCCTAAAGAAGTTATGAGTGTACGTGAAGTATTTCGTAGAAGTGTTGGATCACGTACGGGCGGCAGCGATGGCGGATCACTGTTTGAACCGTTTAACTTAGCCTATGCTAATACATATTTGCTCAGCACTAGTAACATGGGCGGACTAGCAACTTATTATATGTTTGCTAGCTATCAGAAAGAAGTTGGTAAAATGTTTGGTAGTTACATTAATTTTGATTTTAACCCCACTACTAAAAAACTAAGGATAACACAACGTCCAAGAGGGCAAGAAAGTGTATTAATTTGGTTATACAACCATCGTCCCGAGTTCAGCCTATTTGAAGATACTTATGCGGGTATTTGGCTCAAAGACTATTCATTAGCACAGTGTAAGATCATGTTAGGTGAAGCCCGTGAAAAGTTTGCCACTATCGCTAGCCCACAGGGCGGTACACAGTTGAATGGAACCGCTCTAAAAGCAGAAGGACTAGCTCAGATAGAAAAACTAGAACTAGAACTAACCATGTACGTAGACGGTCAAATTCCTATGTGGTTCACAAGAGGTTGACATTTTAATCTAAATGTAATAAATTATAGTATCACACTAGGAGATGCTATGATTATTGGTTTCGTCGGCTTAATTGGTTCAGGTAAAGATACTGCGGCTGATTATCTAGTTAATTTCCATGGGTTTAGACGTGATAGTTTTGCCGGTACACTGAAAGATGCTGTATCTGTAGTGTTTGGTTGGGATAGGACGTTGCTAGAAGGCCGAACCAAAGAAAGTCGAGAATGGCGAGAAAAGAAAGACGAATGGTGGTCTGCTCGATTAGGAATGAAAATTACTCCTCGCTGGGTGCTACAACATTGGGGTACAGAAGTCTGCCGTCAAGGATTTCATAACGATATATGGATCGCTAGTCTTGAAAATAAATTGAGAAAAACTAACGATAATATCGTTATCAGCGATGTGCGTTTTACTAATGAAATCCAAGCGATACATAACGCAGGCGGAAATGTAATCCGCGTGAAGCGTGGGGAAGAACCCGAGTGGTTTGAATCAGCATTGTCTTACAATCGGGGAGAGAACGGTAACATGGCCTGGGCCATAAGCAGAGCAAAATTGGATAGAATGAAAATTCATGCCAGCGAGTACTCGTGGGTAGGTGGGAATATTGATGGTGTTATAACCAATGATAGTACTATTGATGATCTGTATAATCAGATCAGAAATCTGGCACAAGATCCCCTTGCTTCCAAGGTAGACCTAGCACATGAAGTAGCCGTTGGCAATTGGCACAAACTGATTTAAGATTAGTATGTCGGCAATTATCTAAGTTGCTGTCTATATGGTACACGTTGAACTGTTCTTGATGTCGGCTAGCGTACCCGCATCTATCACATTTTAATTTTAATTGATATCCAGCGGTCCTCCATCTAGGAGTACCATCTCCTAGTCCCCTAGCACAGTGATCACATTTAGACCTATAGTAGGTCTTTCCTTCTTTGTGGTAATTCACCGCACACGGTCTTTTATCGCATTCTTTACATAATTTTCTCATTACCGTTCCCTTTTTGGCGCCCTTTTCGTAGTATTTAACATGGTAATTTTTACCGGTTGTCGCTAAATACTTCAAAGTGATCCATTTAAGGAGATTTAACAATGGCAACAACTCTTCAATCCCCAGGTGTAAACGTTTCTGTAATAGACGAAAGCTTCTACACCCCAGCTGCTCCAGGCACAGTGCCTATGATATTGGTGGCAACTGCTCAAGACAAATCAAATTCAAGCAAGACAGGAACAGCTCAAGGAACCACTAAAGCTAATGTAGGAAAAGTATGGACGATCACAAGTCAACGAGATTTAACTGATACGTTTGGTACACCAAAATTTTACACCGACTCAAACGGAAACCCAATACATGGCGGCGAGCTAAATGAATACGGTCTACAAGCTGCTTATAGCTTGTTGGCAGTTAGTAGTAGAGCATATGTCGTTCGTTCAGATATCGATTTATCTCAG